CTCGTAACGCTCACCGCTCGCCCAATGTCGGCGGCTAGGTCCGAGCCTAGCTACGTGCCCGATGATGAGAGCATGAGGCGATTCGCGAGGGTATCGCGGAAGCTCCGCCTCATGAGCGCGCAGCAGGTCGAGGTGCTCGCGAGGTACTACGGAGACATAGGTTCGAGCTGGGTGCTAAGCCCAGCCGGAAGGATTGGCGCGGTGTACCCGATGACGGCGCACGGCAAGGCGTTGATCGCCGACTGGCTACGCACGAGGCCCGAAGCTGAGTCGTTCATTCGGCACGACGAGATCATTCGGACGGTGGCCGCGGTCAACCGAAGGGCCACAACGCCGGACGATCTAGTCCGAAGGAAACTGCACAAGGCGGACGACGAAGCAAGGGAGTTGCTGGCGGACGCACAGAACAACTGGAAGGCGATACGATGACACTTCGGGCCTACCAATCAATCGCAATAAACGCGGTTCGTCAGAAGTTCGCGGATGGCTTAAAGTCAATTTGTTTGGTTGCTCCGACAGGATCAGGCAAGACCCGCATGGGTTTCGAACTGGTGCGTGACGTGGTCAGGCGAAGGGGTAAGGCGCTATGGCTCGTGCATCGTCGCGAGCTAATGAATCAAGCTGAGGAGCGAGTTGTTTGTGAACTTGGAAAAACGGTCACCGTTGCAACGGTGCAGTCCTTGCTGGCTACAGGTTCGCGACCAGTCGCAGATCTGTTGGTACTCGATGAAGCGCATCACTACGTGGCGGAACAGTGGTCAACAATCATTGATTGCTACAATGGCGCGCGGACAATCGGACTAACAGCCACCCCAGAACGTCAGGACGGAGCCCCTCTAGGTGATGTTTTCCAGGATATTGTTGTAGCCGCAAACTACTCGCAGTTAACCCGAGACGGCTACCTGGTACCAGCGATCGTCTTTCAGCCGCCGAGTAGCCTCAGTCGGGGTGACACTGCTCAAGATCCTATCGATGCTTGGCTAAGGTATTCAGGCGGAGCTCGAACATTCGTATTCTGCCAGCGCGTTAATGGCGCCGTAGAATTGGCAAAGCGGTTCCGTGAAGTAGGCGTCTCAGCCGAGGCAGTAGAGGCGAACACGCCGGCGATGGAACGCGATAGCATCATATCAAGATTCAGATCTGGCGAAACACGAATATTGACTAACGTCAATATTCTCACCGAAGGTATAGACATCCCAGAGGCCGCATGCGTGGTTATAGGTCGCCAGTTTGGGCATGTGGGTAATCTTTTACAGGCCGCCGGTCGTGTCCTGAGACCGTCACATGGCAAGTCTCACGCGGTCATCATTGATCTTACGGGTGCAACTCTGAAGCATGGCCTTCCAACTGACGATCGGGAATATTCGTTGAGCGGTCGAGCAATAGCAACAATTGCTTATGACAGAATCGATCAAGGTGAACGATTCCGGTTGCCAGGAATCGTTACCGGTGATGAACTCAGGATGGTTGCAGGGCAGGGATTCGCGCTCAATAGTGATTGCATTCCAGAGGAGATTTACCTAGCGGCGAAACGCAGGGATTGGGACTTTATGAGGTTAATTCTGCGCGGCATAGAAGGTGCGGGTGGGTGTGCCTAAGACTAATAGAACTATCGATGTGCCCAAAAATGTGGACGCGATACTTGCCGCGATAGGTCTACGCAGAACCGTGGACGGTGCGGGGCGCCCGCGAACCGGACGCCCGCGAACCGGGTCGCTCTACCTAACCAAGAGCGGCTGGCGAGCTCGCATAACCGTCACAGCTGACGGCGAGAACGCTCAACGCTCACTCGACCTGGGAACGCACAGTAGAATAGAGGCGGATATCAAGCTAAGTAAGTTACTGACCGACACTGATTGTCCAGAATCAGAAGCGCACCACGTGGTGCGTGAGGTGTCATTGTTGGATCTTGCAGCCGAGACTAACCGCGATCCATTAGAGCTATCTTTGGCGATAGCTATACGGGCAGCCACAGAGTGTTCGCAGTGGGATATAGTGTCGTCCCTGGTAAACGCTTTAAGGCACATGGTAAGGACGCGTGCAAAAGAAGGAGAGAACGATGACGAGTGAAGACAAAAGCGGTGATGAGTTCCGGGCGAAAATTCAATCCGTTATCGACAAGTGCGACCAGCGGCTAAACCGTGCGGGCGGAATAGCGGAACAAGTGAACGCGCTGGTCAAGCATGCGCACGACGCGGCATACTCGGCTGGGTGGTACGGGTTCTGTGGGACAGACCTTCGGGCGGTCATGCGAAATTCAAAGCCGAACACTATCGAAGGTCGGCTCTCCGTAGCGCTCGCCGCCGAGAAGCTGGCGCTCATTCACTCAGAGATCAGCGAAGCGCTCGAAGGACTGCGGCGGGGAAAACGCGATGACCACTTGCCGCACCGGTTATCGCTTGAGGTCGAGCTAGCGGACGCGATGATTCGGATCCTTGACCTTGCCGGTTGCCTAGATCTTGACCTCGGAGGGGCTATGGTGGAGAAGATGGCATACAATGCAAAGCGGGCAGACCACAAGGCGGAGGCCCGGCAGGGCGAAGGTGGGAAGGTTTTTTGATGAGAACAGTGATAGACAACATCGAAGCGGCACGACTCGCCGATCGCCCTCAGAACCCCGTGGAGTTCGCTCACTGGATAGGTGACCAGCTGAGCGAGGACTTCGAAGGCTGGCGGCTAGGCGACTACGCCGAAGGAGGGAACGTGCTCTACTGCACTCGCAACGGGGTCACGTTCCGGGTCTCGGTCGAGCTGGCGGAGGATAACGAGATGGGTGGATCGCATGACTAAGAAACCGTTGCCCAAGGGGCTGATCTCGACAACGATGCTGGCGCAGTACATGGGCGGGGAATGGGACCCGGACCGCGTGCGGCGGATGTTCGTCCGCACCGGCATTGGCTTCCAGCTGAGGGACAAGACCGGGAGGCTTCGCGGTGGATGGTTCACCACGCGATCGCGGATTCGGGACTTGTCCCTGGAGCTCTTCGAAGAGCTGAGCGAGGTGGAGTTTTGAGCGCGCGAGCCATCGCTCAAGCGGCGACGGTCCTAACCAATGAGGCCACAGGTTCAAACAGTGCAGACAGTACCAAACAGTACCAAACAGTACCAAAGACTCTGAAAGTGAACAGGTAGAGTAGAGGCTATGGCCAAACGGAAACCCAAGCGACCGCCGAACAAGCCACACCACGATATGGCTGAGGCGCTAGCCTATGGGCAACTGTTTGGCGACAGCGCCGCCAGTGAGAAATTCAGCATAAGTATCAGGACGATACAACGCAGAAGGTCGGAGATTGCCAAGGGCCAAAAGCCCGAACTGGCAGCGATCGTCGCGCAAAACGCCAAGATCGCGACAATGCGTAGCCGTGACTTGTTAACAGACACGTACGAAGCGGCCTTAAAAGCCCTGGCTGAGCGGATTGCGGCACGCGACAAATGCGACAGAATGAAGGACTACAACCTCATTGGGGCCATCGGAATCCTCGGGTCACAGAAGATGACCCGGGACATGGTGATGTCAGAGGACGTTGTGGTGGAGGGATACGATGCCGACAACGAACCCCCTCCAGGCTATCGCGGAAGCGAGGCGGCTGCTCAAGCTCCGGGACGAGACCCGGGAGCGCCGCCGAGCGGCACAGGCTCGCCAGTCCACTAAGACCAAGAGAGCTGAGGAGGGTGTGCTTGACCTGATGGGTCGGGTGTCGCCAAGGTACTTCCGAGCGGACCACTTCGGGATCTACTGCCGCAAGATTGAGGCCGCGGTGGGCGGAGGTCTCCGGCTCGTGTTCTCGGCGCCGCCCCAACACGGCAAGTCAGAGACGACTCTTCACGGTCTAGTTTGGTTGATCCTGCGGTACCCGGGCAAGCGTCACGCGTACATCACCTACGGCCAGAAGCGCGCGCGGAGCGTCGCCAGGAAGGTCCGCAGGCTCCTGCAAGTGTGCGGCGTCGAGGCGTCGGGGACGCTCGACATGGTTCAGCTACCGAGCGGTGGTCAAATCCTGTTCACGTCGATTGACGGTGGGATCACTGGTGAACCGGTTGACGGCCTCGCGATCATTGATGACCCCTACAAAAACCGCAAAGAAGCAGACTCAGCCGCTAGGCGGGCGACGGTTCTAGATAGCTACCGGGAGGCGATTGAAACCCGTGTTCACCCGGGAGCATCGATCCTACTACTCGCGACAAGGTGGCACCCGCACGACTTGAGCGGGACGCTGATAGCTGAGGGGTGGGAATCGATTAACCTTCCGGCGCTTGCCGAGGCCGAAGACCCCAACGGGCGAGCGGTAGGCGATGCACTCTTTCCGCAGAAGTGGCCGGTTGACGAACTCGAAAAGAAGCGCGCCAAGGTTTTGGAGTTCACATGGGCCGCTCTCTACCAAGGCCGCCCGCGCCCCAAGGGCGGAAAGGTCTTCCGGGAGCCGACCTACTACAGCAAGCTCCCGACCAAGTACCGCGGAGCCTTCGGTGTGGATCTCGCGTACACCGCGCGGACATCGGCGGACTGGTCTATCTGCGTGGAGATGTGGCGCGAGGAGACTGGGGATCCCAAGAGTCCGAACTTCTACATTGTTCACGTTGACCGCAAACAGTGTGAGGCCCCAGAGTTTTCGACCACGCTTAAGGCTCGAAGTCTGCGCCGGCCCGGGTGGAAGATGCTTTGGCGAAGCAGCGGCACAGAGAAGGGCGCCGCGCAATTCCTGCAGAAGACACTGCCGCTTGTGGTGCAGAATCCCCCTGGGGACAAGCTCGTATCAGCGACAGAAGTGGCCGCAGCTTGGAACGAAGGGCGCGTGTTCGTTCCTGACCCTGAAGCCTTTGCCGACGTCCCAGGTTTTGAGGATTTGGATGAGTGGCTATACCCGTTCCTTGACATCGTGGGCAACTTCACCGGCATGGGTAAAGAGGTGGACGACGATGTGGACGGACTCGGCAACGCTTTCGAGGCGCTGAATTCAGAGACTTCTATGATGAGCTACTTGCTAGGAAAAGTTAACCAATGATCACTACCCATGACAGCTGGGTCAACCCAGTCACCGGAGTCGGCGGGGCCTCCGACAAGTCGGCGAACTTCACATTCGTGGGTGGCGATGAGTGGTGTTGGGACTGGACGCGTCTTGCTGACCTGTACGAGGCCGATGCAATCGCGGCCAAGATCGTCAACGCTGTGGTTGATGAATCCTTCATGTCCGACTGGACGCTTGAGGTAGGCGCTGACTCTGACGCGGCACAAGCTTCGCGCGATTGGTTCGACGCTATCGGCGGAACGAAGGCGATCAAGCAAGCGCGCAAGTGGTCGAGACTCTACGGCGGCGGAGCCGTCTACATCGGGAGCGATGACGGTTCGCAGACTGACCCACTCACCATCGGCAAGGGGCGCTTGCACTTTCTGACGGCGTACGAGGCGTCGGAGCTGATCCCTTCGAGGTACTACAGCAACCCGCTGCTTCCGAACTACGGGGCCCCGAGTCACTACCAGTTGATGCCAATGACGCGCGCAGCGGTTCGCCCGATTGTTCACGAGTCGAGGCTTATTCTGTTCGACGGCGTGGACACGACGAAGATCAAGCGCGAGCAGCGGCAGGGATGGGGCGGCTCGGTTCTGATTCGCCCGATGAAAGCGATCCAGCAATTCAACGCGACGTTTGCCACGGTGCAAGCGTTGCTCGCCGACTCATCGCAGAACGTGTACAAGTGGAAGGGCCTTGGCGATATGCTGATGGCTGGACAGAACGATCTCATAGAGGCCCGCATGAAGGTCTTTGATCAGGTGCGATCGGCTATTAAAGCCATCGTGGTGGACGCCGACTCAGAGGACTTCGTGCGCTCGCAGCTTCAGCTTGGCGGTATCGAAGGCATCATGGACAAGTTCATGCTGCGCGTATCAGGAGCCGCCGACATGCCGGCAAGCAAGCTCTTCGGTGAGGCGTCGGCCGGGCTCAACGCGACCGGTGAAGGCGACGCGAGGAACTGGCACGCGCAAGTCGCGGTCGAGCAGCGTGAGCAACTAGAGCCTGCGATGGATCGCGCTCTTCGCGTCATGTTCAACGCGCCCAACGGACCCACGGGAGGAGCCGAGCCCGATAGCTGGGAGGTGAGTTGGCCGCCACTTTGGGCGCCTACCCCGAGCGAGGAAGCGGACATCGCAACGAAGAACGCGGCCACGGACCAGACCTACTTCGACATGGGGGCATTGACCGCTCAGCAGATCGCGAAGGCTCGCTTCACCGCCGGAGGCGGTGAGCGAGTGGTGCTCACTGAGGCGGAGATTGAGGCGATCTCGCCGGCGATGGTCGAAGTCCCAACGGATGGCGATGATCTAGCGGTCGAGACTGAGGCGCCGACGCAGACTAACGCGCTTGAGATCACTCCAAGCGACCTGGCAAAGATCGTCACCGTGAACGAGGCTCGGCGCGCAAGCGGGCTATCACTACTGAACACGCCAGAAGGCGAACCGGATCCAGACGGCGGACTGACTATCGAGGAGTTCGCGGCCAAGCGAGCAACGGCTGCTGAGATCACTGGCGAGCAAGCAGGTACCGCGCAAGCCGTGGGCACAGTGGCGACGATCCTTCCGCCCGTGCCCGGCGTGCAACCGGTGAACCCGGTAGACACCGCCGACACTGACCAAGGGACGGACGCATCCGTCGAGGCCCTGGCCTCCAAGATGACGGAGTTCGCGGTTCAGCGTTGCGAGCACGGCGTGGTCAACCGGTGCGTTAAGTGTGGCATCGAACGAACAAGGGACTTTGCAATTGGCAACGATGGTCAACCGGTCAGGGACGCAGAGGGAAACATCCAGTGGTCGGTCCTCTGGCGCCCCATCGGCGCGAAAGCCCCGGGTCCAACTGGACCCGCGCAAGGTCAAACCGAAACCCCTACGTGACCCGCACGGGATAGAGCGTGAGGCATCGGAGCTTGCGCGACGGGTGCACGCTCAGCTGGCGCGTAAAGCGGTCCAGACCTTAGCGGACCGAACGAAAACACTCACCACCGACAGCATAGAAGAGACGGGATCAGAGTCCGACCTGATGACGCGGCTCCTGGAGCCCCAAGTCAAGTTCAGCGAACCCGAAGCCGCGTCGCTAGTTGCCCGTGTGACCGCGCACAACGCGCGCCAGATGGGTCAGTCCCTCGGGGTCAAGATCCCAGAGATGAGCACTCGGCGGTCCCTTGCCCTCGCAAGGCAGACGGTCAAGACGATCCGCAGCATCGCGGGCATCGTCGCCCGGGCGCTTGCCCCTCTGATAGGGCGTTCTGTTCGCGAGGGTCTCCGAGGCGAGGCTTTCGCGGCCGAGGTGGCCAAGAGGCTCAAGGTCAGCGAAAAGCAAGCCGAGCGCATCGCGGTGGGTCAGGTCATCCGGGTCAACTCATCGATCACTCAGGACCGCCACAAGCTGCTCGGCATTGTCGAGTACAAGTGGCGAGCTGTCCCAGACTCCAACACCCGCGACTGGCACCGCAAGCTCGATGGCACGGTCCAGCGCTACGACGCCCCGCCGTTAGGCGGAGGCGGCGGACCCAAAGACCGCGGGCACCCAGGCAGCGCGGACGTGTGCCGATGCCAGGCGATACCGGTCATTCCGAAGCGCAAGCGCTAAAACCCGTGGCTTTCTTGGCTGAGCCGGTAGCTGTTCTCTTGGTCCGGCTCCAATCAACCAAGGCTTTAACCAGCGCGCGCGGGCGCGGCTGAAGGAGACCGAACGAATGTCCAACGTCATCAAGCTCGAATTCGGCGGCAACGCAGTCCGTCACTCCGAAGACAAGTTCCTCTGCCTCACCGACATGTGGCGGGCAGCCAATGGCGATCCGAGCAAGCGGCCGTCGAAGTGGCTCGAAACGGAGTCAGCTAAGGTTTTCCGCGAATTCATCGCAGAAAACCACGGTGTCCGTATCAGGGACACCGTGCGAGCGCAGAGCGGTGGGGCAGGCGGTTCCGGTGCCACCTGGGCTCATTGGCAACTCGCCATGGCCTACGCCAAGTACCTCAGTCCCGAGTTCCACGCGTGGTGCAACGATGTCGTGCGGGCTCACATGGCGGGGCAAACCTATGGCGGGGTTGACCATTCCGGCCTGCAACTAGCCATCCAGCGCGGATTCGAAAAGGGCGCCGAGTTGATGATTGCCAAGATCGAATCGGTCAAGGGTGACATCGATATTCTCAAGGTCGAGACTCGCGCGCTCAGCAAGAGCGTCACCGAGCTAAGCCAGTCGATCAACGTTCGGAAGGACTTCACGGCGCGTGTTCGCGGTGAGTTCATCCAGGTAGTTCGTGAGAAGTATGGCTGTGACTGCCCGGTGTGCCGCGATACGCGGATAGTCACTGATGGCCGCATCCTACGCGACGCAGCTGGATCACTTGGACAGTTCGACCATTGGAACAATGTGCGGTCACAGAACCAACGTGAGAACGGTTGGCTCATCTGCCGCTTCTGCCACGCACGAAAAGACCCATCTGAATTCGAGCCTCACTTCAGAAGCTTCCAGAAGTACGCGCGAAACGTTGCGGGCACTGACCTACAACTGACCTTGGTGAAGTAACTTAATGCCCACAACCGCCGAACTAGTCGCAGAGCTGAGGGCCATCACGGATGAGTCGGAGGCTCTTCACGTGCGGCGGAGCGAGATCGTTCGCGAGCTCAATGTCGCTGTGGGCCCGATGACGGTCTCTATCGTTGACGGAACTCTGACGCTTGGCGGAACCCGAGTCACTCTCAGCGAGATCCCAACAGTGGCGATCCGCAGGCTTGCGGCCGCGCTGGTCGCTGTAGCCAACAGGCTAGACGCGGGCCCGTGACATTCGCGGAGCTGCTCGCCAAGTATCCGCGCCTGGTAATCACCGGAGCACCCCGAACCGGCAAGACCAGCCTGGCTCTACAAGTCACGGACCGCCCGGTCCTGCACACCGATGACTGGATGCACTTGCCGTGGCGAGAGCTACCGGACGCGGTGAAATCCGAATCGGAGAGGCTCCCTCGCTACGTGCTCGAAGGAGTGCGAGCGGCCGACGTGCTGCGAAGCGGGCTCGAAGTTGACGCGGTCGTTTACCTCACCGCGCCCAAGGTCGAGCAGACCGAACTTCAGTCCAACATGGGCAAGGGCGTAGCTACCGTGCTCGCTCAGTGGGCCGCGTTGAACCCCAACGTGCCAATCATTCAAGAGGAATCATTGACCTCACAGACTCAAGACCGCGCAGACTTTCCAGTGGCAACCAGGCGCTACGCGCTGAGCACGCTGGACTACGCCGGCGGCAATGTCGAACGCACGCCACAGGGCGGCCTACGCATCCGCGCGAGGGTCAGCAAGGCGGGGGTCTATGACTACAACCGTTCTGGCCGCGTGCTCCGTGAGTATCGCCCAGCTGAAGAGCTCAAGCGACCTGAGGCCATGGCCTCGCTCAAGGGTGCGCCGATCGTGGTGCTTCACCCGATGGCTGAGCCCGGGCAAGCTGTCA